CTACCCCCCCCCCATACTTTGACTTTGACTTCTCTCATTGGAACATCTCTTCTATTATCTCTGTGACCACATTTGTAGTGACAGCATTGCCCAAACACTTATATCGTTGAGTATCACTAATCAACTCTCCATCCTTGCCCCACTTTGTCCAATCATCAGAGAATCCTTGTAATCGTTCGCATTCAACTGGAGTCAATCTTCGGATTAGGAAATCCTGATCAACAGTACCCCAATTGCCACCACAACTCAAAGTACCTGCAAGATTTTTTTGTACTCTGCCCCTACCAGTAGAACCATTTGGATAATCAAGTCTTACCCCATCACAAGGGAATGCTTCATCATAACCTTTCTTGGTAGCAGTAGCAATCTTCAAAGGTTTGATAATTTTGTTAAGTTGCTTTAGTTTCACTCCTTCATCAGTTTCTGTGCTTGTTCTTGGGAGAGATAATATTTCGGATCCACATTTTCTTCGAGAATATCCTTTAATGAACACTCTCTCTCTCTTCTGTGGAACTCCGAAATGGGCAGAATTAAGTACCTGCCATTCAACATTATACCCCAATTCGGAGAGAACCCCAAGTATGACTTGGAAAGTTTTTCCTTTGTTGTGAGACAGTATGCCTTTAACATTTTCGAGTAGAAAATATGGGGGTCTTTTGTCCTTGAGAACCCTTGCAATCTCAAAAAATAGCGTACCTCTTGTATCGTTAAATCCTTTCCTTTTTCCTGCAAGACTGAAAGCTTGGCAAGGAAATCCTCCAACGAGTAGCTCAAAGTTTGGCAAGTCTTTGGTATTGATGAGTCTTGCATCTCCATAGTTAATGTGGTTTGGATAGTGTTTTTCATATATTTTCACCGCATAATTGTCTATTTCCGAGTAGCCGACACATTCAAAACTGGTCTCGGTATCTGCTTTTTCTATTCCACACTCAAATCCCCCAATGCCACTAAACATCGAGAAGTATTTGATTGTTTTTTCAGTAGTCATTGTTATCGTTTTATTTTTTGTAATTGTTTTTCTGTTTCGTTCAAAGTATTGTGTACGAGCCATAAGCGGATTATATAACTGCTAATGCTCAAACAATGGGGGCATTGCACATAATACTCCTTGCCGAGTATGTAGTGTAGGAATATTCGTAATTCGCTGACTCGTGTCTTTTTTCCACAGTAATTGCACATTATTGTTTGCATTACTATTCTCCTAGTTTTGTGTGTTTTCGTGGATTCCAAAATCCTTCGAGTTCTTCTTTTTCCTTGTTTGATAATTTCATATACTCTTCTTTGCTCATTATTTTCTGTTTGAGTCCATCGTAGTAGTCTGTCATTCGCCATCTTATACATATGTTATGCCTGCGGACATTTTTTCTGAATTGTCTGACTTCACGATTGCTCCAATTAGGGTGAATGTAGTAATTATCATCTAGGGGCTTGTGTGAGCGGTAACCATCACGAAGCAAGGTTAATGGTCTGTACCGACAATCCATTATTTGAATCCCCAGTTCAAAGCATTTCCTTCGCTTTTCTTCAAGTACATCGTAACCTAATTCGTGATTATAGAGCATAAAGCATTTGCAGGCTCTTCTTTCAAAACCTGCATCAACTAATAAGTCAACAACCTTTTTGACTTGGTCGAATCCTTCCTTGCTATCCCAAGCGAAATAGCAATCACGAAACCCTGCTTCATACAGCATCCCTGCTAGGTGGGGCTTTCGTAATAGGATTCGCAAATCAACACCACTCTGACAAGTCACACTCTTTAATTTTCTATCTTTTCGGAGTTGGATCATCTCACCAAGAATATTTTCAATATATGGATTTGCCAAGAAATTGTTGTCATAGAACACTAGTTTTTGTTTTTCAATCTCATCAAGGATGGTTTTCTTGTACTTGAAAGTGGGTTCGATTGTTGTGATTCCACAGAATCCGCAATTCCTTATGCATCCCCTTGTGGTGTGCAGTATTTGGAAATCAATCGGCTCATCGAGTAATGTGTAGTCCGCATAGTCATCACAATATGTTCCTACGATGATTTTGTCTGCTCCAGTCAGTTCCTTGCACTTCTGTGGCATTAGACTTGCCCATATTCCACCAACAATCACATATGCTTGTGGTTGGTAGAATCTGCACCATCTCACCGCACTCATCACCGCTTCAGAGTAGTAAGTAAAGCTACTTGTCACGAAGCAAACATCTGCTTTGAAGTCTGTGTATTCTTGTTTGCCAAGGCGAATCATCTTAACAGTATCCCCACGATGTTTGTGATAATTTCCAATTTTTAATAAACCTATGGGGATGCGGTCACTATGATTGATGCTTTTTCTCTTGTTAGGGAAGTCACAATCAACGAGCAAAACATTCATAACCAATTCACTCCTTGCTGAAGAGCTTGACAATGAAATCATCCTGCTTCACATTATTCTTGTCGGCAGGATCTGTGACATTGAAAGTTAATTGTATTGCATCATTCGTGCAGACTGTTTGGCAGACTTCACACTTCCAGCAATCGGTGACATTGAGATATAGCCCCCCCCCATTGATGCTTAAGCATTGGTTGGAGCAGGCTTGCACACATCTGCCACAGAGCGTGCAATCATTGACTTTGAATATGAATTGTAGGTCTGAAGAGTAGTAGGGGGATTCAGTCATTATCATCAACGATTTTTTTGTACTTGTTCAAGACATACTGTATGTCTTCGGTTCGTGATTGGAACATCTTGTTCAGCATCTCATCACTATCATCAAGTGGCAAGTCAAGTAGCAATTGCCTATACCCTAGTTTGAGATTGTCAAGTGCTAATTGTAGGAAGTCCAAGTTTTCTTTTGTGTCTTTTTTTTCAGTATCGTGTATCTTATCCATCATCATCATTTCTCCAATATATTCTAATAATCTCATTGTATCGTAACTGTTGCAACTTCGAGTATTCAAGATTGTAAGAATCAACCTTGTTTGATCACGAGAGTTCATCTTTCCTGTAGGCACATCACTACTCCAAGCAGGAGTAGTAGGCATACTATTCCAATGTAGTGGATTGGCATTATATCTCTCCGAGTTCCCCTTCGTGTATGAAGTGGTGTAGATTTGTTGCTGTTTTTTTGCTAATTCCTTTCACACTTGTGAAATCTTGAACAGAACAATCTAGCAAATCAGTTAGTTTTGTTATATCTAGCGTTTCCTTTATCGTATCTGCCTTTTTTGTGCTTATGTTTTTGACACTACACAAGACTACATCCACTACTGATTCTGTTGCAAGGTTGTCCCTTTTCATAGCACCATACCCTTTTAGGTTGAGACATTTTTGTGTCTGCAGGAACATTTCTTGGAATGCTTGATGCTCTGTATTGACTGTTATGACATTGCAGATGCTTCTGCATCTTCGGAGACCGCCCTTATATTTGTTAGTCAATCTGATGCTGTATTCTTTTTGTGTTTCATAATGTTTCTTCAAATAGTGTCTTTTTGAGTCAATATATCTACTTATACTACCTTCAATTATCAAGAAACTGAAGGGGTAGCAAGCAGATTGATTGGTGACTTGATTAAATATATGGTTCTTGTTGAAACTCTGCATAAAATCATCAATAGTCTTATATTCGTAACAGACTTTGTCATCGAATACGAAGTCTCCCAGTTCCAAGCTTTTTGATTCCACTTCAATTCCTTTGCTTGTGTAATACATTTCCGCTCTTTCCCTGCGAGATGACTTCTTTGCAGTCTCACCCCTTTCACGATAGTCAATCTCTAGCTTCATCATCATCGCCACTATTATGTAGGTTTGCACAGATGCTTTCAAGGGTATAACCATCCCCCATCAAGTCATTTAATTCAGCATCAATACAAGTCAATGTCTTGTCAACTTCATTGATCTTCTTGTTTTGCTCTTCAAGAGCATCTGCTATTCTCTCAAGATTAATAAGTAATCTTTCTACTTGTTTTGTGTTCATATAATAATCCCCCAAAATGTGTTGTGTTTTGCAATATTGCAATAGGAGTAGTAGAAGGGTTCTAGTTTTTCACGATTATGTGACTTAAATCTAGTTCACTAACCCTTGCAAAATAAAGGAGAAGCCTCCTTTTCCCTAAATAACTTATTAGAAAGATTATTTGGGTAAATAAAGCCTAATTTGTTACTCTCCATTTTTTCATATTGTTTTTTCCACGATTGATTTTCCGAACCAGTTTCTCTTCAGCTGAAGAAAGTTCGGATAATTCCTGCTTTACTTTTGGCACGATATCCAACCAACTGTCGCAGACTCCATAATTGTTGTAGAGCCATTTTCGTAGTTGTTTGTCATCCTTTGTTCCGCCAGTTATCGCTTCTTTTTCATACTCTGAAATCCTTATGATTTCCTTGAGTTCACCTTTCCTTCTTCGCAAGTATTCAAGTTCCCACACATCAGACCATAATACTTCATCGAGTATGCATTTGTTCTTGTTCCTACAGAGACTGCAACCGCTCCCTTCATTGTAGTTGCAAGTGTTTCTCTCTTCAACTATCTGCTGATGGTTTTCCCATCTCTGCTTTTTCACTTTTCGTAGCATTTCTTCTAGACTGCTCATACTTTTTCACCATTAATCCTATTTTGCAATACCCCATTGCAAAACTCATTCCATAGTCAGTTTTGGTTTTAACCCACTTTTCCTTTGACTTTTTTTCGTGTTTTTCTATTTTGCAATGGTTTTGCAAGTTTTGAAATTGTTAGTCAACTTACACACCCCCTCCTTACCCTGTTGCAAAATTGCAAAACTCAATTTTCCAACTTTTCAAGGTAGGAGCATTATCAAAAATGATTTTAGATGGTGTCTGCTTGGTTCGTATTTTGCAATGTCGCATATTTTTTACATTGCAAAACTCAATTTTCATCCTGCAAAACATCGTGATCATCCGCCAACTCCACAACATTCCAAATTGGAATGTCCACTCTAGGGTCTTGCCACATTATATCAAGACCCTTGGTGGGAATATCATTCTCCATTATTGTTCTCATTGTGTCCCCTAGCTCGAATTCGATGAGTTCTTTCATCTCATCAGATAATTCCATACTAGGCTCTGAAGTTTTTTGGTAATGTGGGGATAGTAAGTATTGGTTTCCCCTTTTGTCCCTATTGACTACCTTCAAGAGTTTGGCTTCTTCAAGCTCTCGAAGGTAATTGTACAGACTTCGCTGTGAAAGATTCAACTTTGAAAGGCTGTGATAGTCTTTGACTGTGAAGCCTTTCGCTTCGATTTTTTCACGATTGTAGCCGAAAACTCCATCATCATCTTCTTCATCATCATCATCTTGTAATCTGAAGATTTCTATCATCTGCGGTTCAAGGTCTTCAATCTCGTGCAAGACTTCAACAGCCTTTGGACTTACATTCCAATTACTGGCATCACGATAATCCTTGAATAATGTGGTGAAGATTTGCAAATCATCCTTGGTTGTGAAGATGACTTTCTGTCCTTCTACTTCTAGGACTTCGTGGTTGTAGAAGTTCAAAGCACAGATAACTTTCATAATGTTGTTGTACTTGTCATAATCCCTTTTGTAGTATTTTGAGTGTTCTAGGAATTTCATTATCTCGCTTGTGTAGATGTTGATGATTTCCACACCTTCCAAGCAGTCGATGAGATGCTCTACCATCATTTTGATTAGCTCAAATTTTTGATGGTATTCTTGACATTTCCGCCAAGTCGCACCCTTCATCTCGCAGACAACTGTTCTCATCGTGTAGGAGTCCTTGTTTGTCATCTTCGGAGTGACAAAGATGCTCCTGCTGATTTCTTGGTCATCGAATTTATAGTTCGGTACTGTGGTATATGTCAATGCAGGTCTTCCTTCCAGTACCATATCCACAACTTCCCAACCACCATCTTCAGCAGGAATGTTCGTTGGCTTTCGCAAGAACCCATCACTTTGCAGTTCCTTCAAACGATTCTTTGCTTCGGCTATGAATTCCTGCTCATTATTACCACCCAAGTCACCATAATTCACGATTTTGCCATCATAGAATCGTGGGTCTCCCCTTGCTTGGTTGAACATCGCAGACTCTGTGATGCTTTTCTCATTCAAAATATGAGAAGAATCAATCATAGCAAGAGCCACATTTTGTATATGTGTTTTCCCTGTTCCACCTTCGCCAAGTCCAATCACAGAGATTGGTTCGTGGAGCAGAACCTGTGAGCAGTAACACAAGAAAGAAATCAATATGTTTTTTCTCTCACTCGCAGTTTCCCAGTCAACAAGAGAACCAATGTAAACCAATGGATGATCCAACTCCTTCAAGATTTTTTCAGCTTCGGCAAGATCTTCTAGTCTCTTCGCTTCGGCTTCTTCATCTTGGATTTGTTGTTGTTCTGCTTCGATTTCTCGTAGCATTGCGAGTTGTGTGTCTGCGATTTGTTTTACAAACTCGTATTGACTATTGACTTTGTTTTTATTGTAGACTCCTTGGGGGTCTATTTTTTTCTTGATTTCTCTTGCAATACTTGATTGGGGTGCTAGTTGCAAAGGTGGGACTCCTGTCAGTTCGCTGACTGGTGACCCATTTCGTAAGAATATGTAAGTTGCTTGTGTTTCTTTTCGTGCAGTCTGTATCTGTAGAGAGTATTCTTCGGATAATGTGATATCTTCTATTTCAACAGACATTGTTCAGTTCTCCTTAAAAAAAAATGGAGTAGAAATGAATCTACTCCCAATCAATTATTCTAAATGAATTATACTCGCTGTCTTCTGCTCCTTCAAGGACTTCAATTGTGATTGTTTCCTTGTTGTTTAAGTACTCGATTACTTCTTCAAGGTTAATCTTGTTTATACGATTGATTCTGTTACCCCTTGCATCTTTCACGATATTAGGATTGATTTTCTCCAGTATTGAACTGATGCAATCAAAAGTACTGCGATAGAAGTCAAAACCCTGCCTTATATTCTTAATCATAGGGAAATCAAGGGGAACATTCATATAAGCATCAAGCAGTTCTTTCTCTTCATCATCAATGAGTCTGATTCTGACACTTGTGCTTTTCCTACCTTCCCTTGGCTCAAAGCGGTACACATTTGGTTTGCCTTTGAATGTTGTTCCTGCTTCAGCATCATTAATTGTGAATTTCTCGTAATCAGTCACATCAAAGTACTCGGTTTCTTGTACTGTTTCTACTTCTACTCCAAAGAGCGGTGCTACTGTTTCTACATTATTGTTTTTGTTCATTGCCATAATTCTCAATCCTATTTTCTAAATAATATCTCGTACTGTCTTTTCATCTGTGAATATGCTTCACTAACTCTGTGTAGTTCTTCAATCTGTGTGCTTAATTTGAGAGTAACATATGCTTTTCTGCCACTTTCATTAGTTATCTTTGGTAATAATTGTGCTTCTCTTTCAGCATTCACTTCCTTCCAATTTGTGCCTGTTAATATCTTTGCTTCTGCTATATCAAGTTCATCTTTCTGCTTGTGATATTCCTTTTCCAAAGCAAGTAACTTTTCAAGGAATTCGTTCACTTGGAGCAGGATGTTTGGTTGTGTATCCTTTACTCCTTCGGTTACGATTTTTTCTTGTGCCATCATTAATCACCCATAAAAAAAATTTGAAAGGAGTAATAATCACTCCTTAACACGATATTTCACAGTCTCAACTTGGAATTTGTCACCAAGCCTGTACTTTTCATTCACCATTGCATTCAGCTTTACGATGCAACTGTTCGGTTTCGCATCAGACCCCTTGTAATAGTCAAGATCTACTGGGGATTGCCCTACAAAAATAAGGTTCTTGCTAGTTTTCAAGCAGTCTTTTGTGAATCTGATGAATGTCTTGCTTCTGTCAGCGTAACATTTCAACCCATTTGCATTGCTTATGAATGCTTCAATAAGGCTGTCTACTCCATCGATGATGATTGTGTCGAATTCTTCATTCTCGCTGATTTCTGCGAGTACACTATTCATAAAGCGGTAAGCTTTGACATCTGTTGTAAGGTCGAATTCGCTCAACATTGGAAGGTCAGTATAGTTTGTGTCTTCAAGGTCAAGCACAACTGGATTCAGATTATGCTCCTTGCAGTATCTCTCTGCATAAGTGCTTTTCCCACTTCCATCATTGCCATAAATCAATACTTTCCTTCTATTATCGTTTCCCCTTTTTTTGAATTGGAATTTTCCAATCTTCTCTTGTGTTGCTCTGCTTTGCATAGCCATCTTCATTCACTCCAAAAAATATCATCTTCGTGTTTGATCACGAACGATTTTTGTTATATAAAATCTTCTTCTCTTGAAATCTTGCTCATCTTCGTGTTTGAGTGTTTTCAAGATGCTGTTTGCGAGTTCGTATAAAGTCATATTTTCGTAATCATAATCAGATAATCGTGTCTGCATATTATATCATCGCCAGTTCAGTACTGTAATAAGAAGGCGGTTGTATGATAAAGCATAAAACACCTAATATGATAAGTACTAATATGCACAAGACCATAATGCACAACATAATTGTGATTTGCTTGTACTTGTTATATTGGCTGTCAAGTCTTCTCTCGCCTTTGAAAAAAAGGCATAGAAAAACAAGCAGGTTGTAAATCACAGGATTCATCTAGAACACATCCTTCTCGTAATTGTACTCGCAATCGGTACAGAGTTCATCACCATATTTTTCTCTTTCTTCAGAGTCGAAGCAGACACAATATCCTTCGTAGATGCAATTCATCTGAATCCCCCATTCTCTTCAGCTTCGTGTTCGGCAATGAGTTTTTGGAGTCTCATCTCATCCATTTGGTCTTCATAGTAATCATCAAGATAGGATTCTGCTTCAGCTTCCATCATCTCGTAGTAATAATCATCATCACAAGGAATGTCATCATCAATATCATCGTACTGTGGTTCTACAAAGAGTCTGTTGTAATCATCAATGTCTCTCATTGTACATCCCCCCTTGGGAATCGTACGAAATGATGCACTTTCTCGGTGTCCAGATCCTTGAAAGTTTTGAGTGCTTTCAAGAAGCATCCTGTGTCTGATTTGTCTGTGCAGGTTATTCTGTTTGAGTTTTGTTCTTTGCAGACAAATTTCTGTAATGCTTCGGAGTACCTTATTTCGTGTTCGATTACTTTGAAGGTGCTGAAGTCTTTAAATGCTAGTTTAGTGCTTGACATTTTGCTTCAGCCCTTTCTCGTGTATATTTCGTATAAAAGCAGTCAGAAAGGCTTTTTTGAATTCGCCAGTTTCTACATATTCGGCGAATCGTAAAGCTTTCTCAACATCGGTTTGTTGAGTTTTGTTTTTCATTGTTTCATCTCAAGTGTCATTTTTTGAGTAATAGGTGCAGGTATTCGTTTTGCATTGTTTCAATTTTTTTTTGGTATACAATTTTTAAAAATGATTGATTTGGTTTTTTTGGTCGAGTGTAATACCTGCACAGTATTACTAATTATTCTTTTATTTTTGAAAGTATATAAATGTATCTATTTGAATTGTATTCTAATTGTATTCTAGTAAGTAATAAGTTACTAAACTATATAATATAGGAATACAATACATATACATACGAATAATTTACAAAAGGATTGATAATTAATGTCAGAAAAAATAGTAAGATACAGAACACGAATACGAAAGAATGGGAACAGTTTAATCATCACAATTCATAATGCATTCGTGCAAGGATTATCATTAGAGCAGGGACAAGAAATGATACAAGAAGTTGACTTCAATGCTGATGAAGTCTGCATCAAATTGTACCCTGCGGAGTGAATTTAATTTTTTTTCAAGAAATAGATTATTGGTATGTTTACGAACAAAATATTATTGTGCAAAAGCCTTCGCTAACACAGTCAGAATTGGATAAAACAAGCCTCTCCAATCTGAAAAAGTATAAATACAATCATAAACATAATATCCAATAGTGCTACTCTGAAAATTGTATCACATCTCAAGTGTCTTACTATTTTTCCTTGTAGTGCATCACAAGAAGATTAAGCATCAACAAAGGGGAAGGTTCTTTTTTGGTCGAGAGAGCATACCCCATTGATGCTCAAGATCTTCTGTGAAATCTAATTATCACCAAACTGTGAAATCTAATTATCGACAAACTTATTTTTGTAATTCCACATATAAATATCTATTTTTAACCGCTCCAAAAACTTTGATAAAAAAAATAGCCAAACGATTCTTTTTTTTTGAAGCAAAAAAATCTGAATTTTAAAAAAGGAGTAACCAGTCTTATATTAGTAAATAAGGTATATAAAAAAAGTGAGAGAGCATCTGAAAAGTAATGCCCCCCATAAAAAAATAATTTTTTTTGTGTCAGATGATCACGAAAGATTACTCGTAATTTGCGAGTAATGTTCTGAATTTGTCAGCTTTAGTTTCGCCTTCCACATTAATGAATTTTTCATATTCACTATAGGTTAATTTCATTGTGAATGTTGTGTAGACTCTTTCATAGTTGTCTGCATCTAATTTGTAGAAGTTGAATATGAAGTCGAAGACCATTTTTGCTTTTTCCTGCTCTGTCAAGTCTTGTAAGTGTGTGATGTTTTGTACTGCTTGATAGAGAGTGTACTCGATTTCTTCTTCTTTGTAGTACATTTCTGTTCCGCAGGATGCTCCTAGACCACTCAAGAACAAACTTGTCATATATGCGAAGCTTCCGCTTTTCATATTATTGAATCCATTTTTGAGTGCGTAGTAATTGCTGAAGCCTGCCCATTTTCCGCTTGGGTCTTCTATGCTTAAGTGTATGTTGTTCTCTTTCAATACTTCTTTTATTTCTTCTTCTGTCACATTCTTGTCAATTATTTTGTAATCATATTGTCTTTTGAAAAACATAGTATTACACCTTTGTATTATCTTTAATTATTACTTATTATCATAGCAACTATATATTACTTCCTATTTAATACTTAAAAAATTATGCTCGATTCATATAAGCAAACCTTTGATGATAAATCGTAAGACTTCCCCATTGTGCTTATCGTTTCCACGAACACATCTTCATTTAAAATAGTGCGAAATCTGATTGAAAAAAAATAGGGGGAAAGCATCAAAGTGCTTTTCCCCCAGTTACTTCCAAATCGTGTAAATCTTGTTCAACATCATATTTCTCGAAGTCATCCCCACATTGTGACAACTCCCACAGCAACCTTTCTAGTTCCCAGTTCATTCAGCATCCCCTTCTCGGAAATAATGTAGGAGTCTCTTCTCATCATCGGTGAAATTGTGATTCTCAAGCAACCACTTTTTCAGCTCTGATTTTTTCTCGATTAATAAAAAGTGATAGATTTCATAATTATCTCTCCTTCTACCAGTTAGGTCTCCGATTGCATAAGTGCATTCACTTGCAGGACACACCCCATATGTGACTGTGCGATAAAGGGAATCGGTGGCATTGTCATCGAGTATCCATTCAAGACAGTTCAAATACTTGTCTCTATGACCCATATAAAAACTTGCATTGCTGAAGACAAACATTGTATCGTATAATGTTTTCATACTCACATTCTCAAGACAGTCCTTAATCATTTTCACTCCGAATCGGTACACACTACTACAGTTCGGCTTCGGACATTTGTCAAGGACATCATCATCCAACTCAAAACTCAACTCCCCCAATTCTTTAATGGATTTGCAACCATCCCCACTTTCATCAACAAGGGCTGTCATTTTGTATGTCAGGATGTTGCTTGTGTCAGTCACATTGATCTCGGTTCTCACAGAAAATCCTTGTTTTTTACACAGTTCTAAAGTTTCAGTTACATCTTTTTCAGTTTTTGCTAATTCAAGAATCATATTTATTCGCTCCATAGTGTTTTTTTTGTTTTTAAAAATTTGATGGTAGGGGAATCAAAAATTCTTACCCCCAGTTTAGTCATAGTTTCTGTACATCTGATTGTAAATGTCTCTACTCATTACTTTGCTGATGCTTCGGAAATACTCCTCTTCAGTGATTTCTTCAAATTCGTAATCGTGGTAAGTGTACCCCCTACCTTCGTTGCATTCGTGTTTGGTGCAACGATAGAATTTCCCTGCTTCAAGTTTTTGAGTCAGAGCTTTCCTTGAAGGCAAAGCAGTAAGATGGGAATCAGTATTGTTGAAGTTAATCCAAAATTGAGTGCCATACTGTCCTTCAAATTGGGATTCAACATAGAAGCAGTCTTCGTAGTCTACATCACTCAAGACTGGGTTTTTGCTTCTTGTGTAGAACTCACGAATCCAGTTTCTCTCTCTGATTGGTTGCATCTGTTCTACGATAGTTTGTAGAAAATCATTATCAACGAGAACTCCCCAAATGTACTCTTTGAGTGCATTGCTCCCAAGGGTAAGGAAGTCTTTGCAGAGTCTGTATGTGGTTGTTTCTTCAGTAGGGTAGAATCTGCTTTGATTAAGCAGGATTTCCACCACAGTTTCCTTTTCCACACAATACTGTGTGAGTAATTCTTCAATCTCTGTTCTTGACAATTTCTCGTTAGTCATCTGAATCACCATCTTCGTGTTTGAATGTTCGTAATAAATCTCGTGCGAAATCTTCCGCACTCATACTCAAGATCTGCTCTTGTTCTTCTTTGCTACATCTCATAAAAGCTCTGTCAAATGCATCCATAATTAATCACCATCACCAAAAAAAATAGGGTTTTAGGAGTGTATTGTCACTCCTTGTTCTTGCAGGGTGTCAAGCACAGCATATCTGATTTCCTTTGCAAGCTTGTTGTCAGCATATACGAAGTCATACCATTTTGCTCCATCAAGGGTTTCTGCGATGAAGTCCACTCTGAAGCCCCCCTTCTCAAGGTACTCGAAGCGGAGTTCGGAAATGTGCTTGGTTGGGATGTTCCCAAGGATTTCGACAGTCTGTTGCACAGTTAAGTTTTCGTTTCTAATGTAATTCATATTAGTGTTCCTCCAAGTTAGGATTATAAAAGTAATCCTTTCATAGTAATATATATGAGTAATACCACTATATAAAGGTATCGATAAAAAGGTGGAAAAAGTAGTCAGATGATCACGAAAAAAAAAAATAAAAAAGAGAAAAAAAAGAAAAAATTAAAAATGTACAAAACACATTTCACGAACGCTATCAAAGGAGTAGACTGCTTGCACAGATTCCCCCCACTCACCAATCGCACTCGCATCAATACTGCTGAAGTCTGTTTTCTCAAACTCCTTGAAGATAGTATTGTCATCATTCAGAAGCAGGGTATTGTTCTGCTTGTTCCATATGATGTTGTAGCACCACGCTTCTGTGAATGGTCTCTCTTCACCTAATCGGATGTGGATTCGGAAGTAACCCCCTACAACGATAAGCTCATCAGTTTCAAGTGTCTTGATATAGTATTTCCTTGCTCTGTTCCTGCGATAACCATTCCTTTTTGCAATCATCCCCTGTATTGCTTCTCGGAATTCTGCTTCATTAGTCACAATCATCAGCAGTCCCCCTTGGAGTAACTGATCAGGTCTTGCCAATCATCCAATTCAAGTTTGTATCCTTCTGCTCTTGCCTTGTCGAGTACTGCATTCTTGTATCTTACTTCTGCGAAGATTCCGATTGCATTTCCACATTCGCAAGAAGGGTCTTTCACCAGTTCTGCGAGTACATTTTCGAGTCTGTCATCAGAGTCTACAAGGACTTCTACAAGTTCCTTGATTGCAATTCCAACTTTATCATATGCTCTTTCAATGTTTTTTGTTCTAGTGTTCATAATAGATTTCTCCACAAAAAGTGTTTCTTGTATTACTATTTAGTAATACTCATATATAAATGTATTGGTTATTCCAATTGTTCATAAAACTTGCTCATAGCTTCTTCAAAAGCAGATTCAACATACGAATCAATGTTTTCAAGCAAATTATCATACTCAAGTTTCAAAGCACTATACTCTTTGACACTCACATCATTTGTCACGCACAAATCAGCAACCTTCAAACAATATTTCTGTTTCAACTTCTCGTGATCATACAGGAAATATGATTCGTGCAATTTCGTATTTGTCCTGCCTTGCAGGAAGTCGATTTCAGACTCTGTCAAACAGTTCTCCCCTTGCGACAGATTGCTTGAATGGTATTTTCGTAGCATATGCGGTCTGAAGAGTCTGTGTGTTCCTTTCCGACCAAGGTGGAGTGCATCGTTCACGCTTTGAAAGGCTAGACTGATTGATTGTGCTTGAATATCAAACAAACTACTATCATTCTTGAGATTACGATTTGAAGATTGCAAATAACTGATTATCTGCTTCGTGGACTCATTGCTTGAAAAAGTAAGGTAATGTTTGTTTGTTTTCTGTCTTCGCAAATGCCAAGTTGGTATGATATAATCCTTCTTGGATAGTGTGGTTAAGACATCGTGGATATCTGTTTTGTTATGATAGTCCCCTGTCGCATCTATGAAGTCCTGTACTGTGAGATTTGCGACTTCAGTCCGACCCATCCCCCCACTACAGATTAGCAAGATTATTGCAGACAGTTTCTGATTTGACATCGTTAGTGCTTTGCGAATCAAATCCTTGGTGGGCAAGTCATCATACATTACTTGTGGGGATTTCTTCGTATTCATACTACTCCTAGGCAATGGTTGAAGCTCAATCTCATAATGTCGGTATATTGTCTGCACTATCGTGAAATATCTGCGAATAGTCTCCTTGTACTCATATTTTTCCAACAAATAGGCTCGGAATCCGATTAAGTAAGTTCTGACTCGGCGATGCTTCCACCTTACCCCCTGCTCTTCTTCATCTTCAGCTTCACCCAATAATTCTGTGAAAGATCTCCCACAATAAGTAGTGTAATTCTGTATTGCATTCCTGTACACTTTGAGACTGCTAGGGGATAGGTTTCTTGTTACTCCGATTTCTTGTAGTAGTATTTTGTCTTCTTCTTTCATAATGCTCACTTCTCTTTGTAGAAATAGTTATTTTTTGTGTGAGAGAGCATTTGAAAACTAATATTTTGAAAAAGTATGGGTAACGAGTATGTTAATTATACCATAACTTATTAGTTATCCTATCTTTTTTAGGTAAAATTGTTCTTTTTTGGTCAAATCTGTATATGTTTTTTCAAATAGATATACATTGTGGATAACTATATCAAAAAATAGGTTAAAAAAATTAAAGGGCTACTTCAAAAGTAACCCTTTTTTTGGAACACTAAAACACAGTAACCCCCAAAAAGGAGTTACTAATTAATATTATATATTAATATTATATAATATTTTTCTCCTAACAACCCCCATCATCATCATCATTATTGTTCGGAGCAACTGTTTCAGAGTACACATACTCATCATTCAAGATAGGTTCTTCATTGAGTGTTACTCCAGTCTGCTCCCCTCCCGCTTTCTTGACTGCAATTTCTTCCGCTCTAACCACTCTCGCTTCTTCGGACAATTGTGATGCGATGTAACCGATGATTGCAACGATTGTGGGTGCAAGGAAGACAAAGTCTTGTGGCAATACGCTCGCCCACTCTTCCGCACTTATGAAAGCAAGGATTGTGATTACAAAACTTATTGCTGTGATTAATCTGCTTTTCTTTTTGAAGCTTGTTGGTATTGTCATATTTTTCTCCTATTTGGGTTTGATTGCATAGTAGTTTTGTCTGTATCCTTTGTTGGCTTTGTCAAGGCAAGTGAATTTGTATTTTCTGCTTACTCCTTTAGATGGGTCTGCTACTACATATTCAGTATCGGTGGTTCTCCATATCAAGCCATAATGCCCAAATTTTGAGATGTAATCTCCTTTGCAACTTCTTGTTTGGTCTACTTGCCAATGGCAGATGACTGGAAAACCTTTCTTTAATTGTGCTTTGACACTTTTTGCATTCCTTTCGATTGGGATTATCTTGAAACCTAACTTCGGAGCATTGTCAATGAGTTGTTGTGGAGATGTACCTACTTTTGGAGCAGATCCTAATGCTTTGATACATTGGCTTTCTGTTTTTGGGTTGAATAGTAATTGTGAAGCCATACTTAAGGATTGACTTGCACAACTATAGTTCACATTTTGATAATCCATAACCAAGCAGTTATAGGTTGCATTGTGGTCAAGACTGGCATAGTTTGGGTATCTGCCATTCTTTACCCAAAACAAGTTCACATTTTCGTATAATCCATTGTATTGTTGTGGTGTGAGTTTGTATTCTTTGTGTTTATCCATATCAGTCATTTTTAACCAATTAGGATACCCCTCGCCTTTTTTGAGCCAAGTGTTCATTCTTTTTGCTCCATCTTTGAGCATTTTCTGTTTAAATCGTAAGGTTGTCATTTGGATCATCTCATCTTATTTTTTTTTCAGCTTTTGATTTCGGTTTCTTCTTTTATGATTCCATAAACTTATGGTAATCCTTGATGACTCCACTCAATTTGAAAATATTGGGAAGTCATACTAACTGAACCACTTATTGTTTTATGACTTAATTTGTTGTTACCTCTGGCAATGACTATTACATTTCCGTTATATGTGGGGAACATCATTGGTCTTTTTGGTCTTAACCACCAATCATTTAATATTGCTGTCCCATACTCCTTTTCAGTTGTTGTAACTGCAACTGTGACTGTGGATGCAAGAGTTACCCTAGTGGTAGTTGCATTATACTCGACTAACCATACCTCTGTTTGAAGGTATTTTCTCCAACCATCAACATTAATTTGATTATTAGTATTATTCGCTGAAAAAGTAATCAAACCCCACTCTGAACAAGCATAAGTCAAAGTAAATTGACCACTACTATTAGTTGTTCCAGTTACACTAGAGGCATTGGTGATGTTGCTACCATTCAATTGGGTAAAGTTACCCTCACTTGCAGTAACAGTAACAGTTTTGCCACTTATTGCATCACCATATACATCAGTTACTGTGATTGTTACTGTGATGTTACTATCGATAGAGGGGTTATAATCTGAACATTCAATGTTTATAGTAGTAATACTATTATTAAGGTTATCGAAATTCGTATTCAAAGTATCAATTCGACTACTCCCAGTTTGAGTGTCAGAACCCCAAACCTCTGTATTCAAGTTGCTAATCTTCGGTGTGACATCTCTGCTAATCACACTTGCCACAAAAGTATTCAGTTTATTATATAAAGTTTCACATTTTTCAGAAATTGTTTCATCAGCCATATTCATCTAACTCCTAAATATTATATGCCACAAGGTTCTTGTACCTTGTCTTTGTATTCCTTTGCCATTCACTATCAATTCCAAATTGGGTACTACTACCAATTACAATAGATGATGGGATTGTTGCAGTATAATTGAAAACATTAGTATCCCCATCAAATATTTCCATCTTGAAAGTACCATTCTTGACAGTATACTTGTAATGCAACCACTTTTGATATGTAGTTACTGTACCAGTTAATGCAGTTTCGGAGAAGCTACCAGTATTGTAACCCCACCATAATCTCTTATCGGAAGAGCAGTCATCTGTTAATTTACACCAATTAGTCAAGGAATTGTAAATTACAAACCCACTACTACCCCCAGTTTGCTCACAGTAACTGTCATATTCAAAGCAGAAATTATCAGTTGTGCCAGTCAATTCAAGCAGGGGAATCATACTTTCCCTTTGACTAGCAGTTTGTGTGATAAGATAATATCCATCACTATTCCAAGTCACAGTACTGTTTCCATTATTACGAAGATTTATGTTGTTGCCGAATGTTGTGCTTGTGTTATCGGCACTTGCATCATCTTCAAAGAAGTACTCGATGCCAAAGTTGTCGAAGTTATCAATTACACATTGCAGTACATCGAATAGGTCGGTGTCTTCTATACTGATTGTTCCACCACCAGTACTGATAAGTGAGTCCACTTCCGATTTCGTATAGAACCAGTTACGAAGCCAAGTAACAATCCCACTAATGGTCTTGCTCATAGTACCACCTACTCAAGATAATCAAATGTTATCGCACCAGTATCATCATCTGCTTTCGCAACAAAAGTCAAACTATCCCAATCAATCACTTGTGATTTCTCTGCCTTATTCTGATTCAAAACATACCCTTGATGAGCAGACAAAGAATAACCATTCTGATTTGTAGATTGATTGAGATTGTCAATTACTTTATTATGTCCATAGTTACTAGCACTACCAACACCATAGGTGGTTGCAGAGCTACTGTGACTTGTTGGTGTGAAACTTGATGGTTTCCCAGTAATATCACCCCAAGCAATACTCAAATCAGACAACACATCATCATCCAACTTCTCCCAAGCATATGATCCAGTATTTTCAACTGTGATGTAAATATCATATTGACTATTACTTGAAAGCAAGTATAATGCATTCATAGTAGATGCAGATGCAGTCGGCAATGCAGTAACTACCTTAATGATTTCTGCTCCAGTAAGGTTGCCAATTATTCCATCTATCGCTACATTGATGTTGTGTTGATTTGAATTAGCACTAGTTCCAATATGAGAAAGTGCAGAAGCTTCAGTAACATCACTACTGCTATGAGTATGCACACTATCTGCCTTACCACTCACAGTACTACTCAAACTATTCAAATCAGATTGAGAAGCCTTGTTATTAATCTGTGTCTGCAAAGCATTCTCCTTTGTAGTAATCTCATCTTTGTCATAGAACCAGCCTTTCAGCCAAGTTACTATCCCACTAATTGTCTTATCAGCCATTTTTCTTATTCCCCTGTTACATATACTACATTCGCACTTAATGTGATTGTGTCATCTCTTCCACTCACGCCTGTAAATCTCATATCGATAGCCACATCAAAACCGACAACATCGCCACCGCTCTGACCATCCGCAGAATCTAATCTCTCAATCAGACAATTGACAAAACCATCCAGTTCGCCTTTGGTATACGAATCTCCGAAGGTCTCATTCATACTGCCAAGAATGACTGGGTTGTAGATGCTGTTGTCCACGAAGCCAATGACAACCTTGTCACCAATTTGGAGATTATGTGACAAGAGCAATACATTTTCGTGTGTCACTCCATCTGCTTCATCTTCCTTTGCAGTACAAGTGCCATCCGCTCCCACTTCGGTGATTGTCGCATACTTCGTAAAAGCGATATCCCCTATATTATCAGTCACCGCTTGAAGGTTACTGAAAAAATCATCAGACATCTTCTACACTCCCTGCATCCAACCTTGCAATCAAACAATCAATGAAATCCTTGAATGATTGCAAGTCATCTTCCAAACCAGTCACATTACTTTTGGAAACACTTGCAACAACCCTGTCCTTGCTATTTGCAGAGTACTCAAAAGTTAAGCTTGTGATTGTCGCATCAGCTAATGTGAAAGTCACATCTATTTGTTGAAGCTTCGCTAATTCAACATTACTTGCCAATGCAGAACTATTCACTACATTCACGCTGATGGGAGTCCCATCTATTTTTGCTAGACTGCAAGACACATCCCCCTCTGCTTCCCAACTGATCTTGCTCCATTTCTCGAAGAGTGCGAAGTTGGGGTAGACTCTGAAAGTGATAGTGCCTGTTCCACTCAAGCTTGTGCTTGTCACAGTCACATTATTGTTCGCAATCATAGTCACGAGTGAAACTCCTGCCAATCTGTCAACATTCAAGTTACTGTTGAAACTTCCATCAGAGTACATACTAGGCAGACTTGAATATATTGTCAAGTCAAAAGCATCTGCGAGCAGTATGCCATCGTTGAATTGCTCTGCATAGGGTCTGCTGTTATTTGTGAAATATCCTGTCATAATTATCTATTCTCCGCTTGCATCGTTTGTGCTTATATCAAGCACATCATAGCTTATTGCATCTATTATCATTTGAAAATCGTTTGCTCTGCACATTACCGCTGTATCATCCCAACAAGGGGTACTGTTTTTTGCAATGCTCTCGAAATCATACTTGTCCCAGTCATCTTCCAAAATGCTGTCTTTCATTGCGATGACTAGCAATTCGTAATCAATCATCCAGTCACTTCCTGTATGAGTACATTGCCTTTGAGTGATGCGAATTCTTTGACAAGTGCTAGGAATTGTGCATCCCATCCTTGTGCAGGGATGTTGATTTGTGTGAAAGTTGCCACATTCCTTGAAAGCATATCTGTCAGATGCACTTCACTATCATCAGACAAGTAATCTGTGACCCCTGCAAGGGATAGATTATTATTGAGCATATCAGTCAATTGGAAAATCCCACTCGGCACTTCTGTGATTACTACAGAATCATTTTCAGTATTGAAGCATCTTTCACTTACGATTCTGATATCCTGCAAGGTTAGGAGTCTGCAGAGATTCATATACAAGTACACACGATACTCATTATCATACAATTGCCGATAATTTTCATCATCATCAGTTATCCAAGGTCTTGGCAAATCGTACTCCTTGCCCCATCGTGTGTCTAGTTTTGTTCTTGTTATGAATGCATTGTCTGTTGTTTCTACGAAGACAAAACTATCTGAAGATTTGTCATAGCGGTAATGGTCGAATGATTCGTAATCTGTTGTCACAACATAATCAGTATCCGCATTCTTGCTCTTGAAATCAGATACATTTGTTCCATATTCACGATTAACGAGAATACAAGTCAGCACATCACAATCATTCAAGAAATTACTGCAAATCTCACTCATCCTGTCAAAAGCACCGCCAATTATCTTGTAGAAGAAAAAACCAACATCGGATGGGGGATTCATAAGGTTATTCTGTGTATCATAAAAATCATCACAAATAATATCCCCATACAAACTAGAGCTATCATAAGCCATTACGCATCATCCCTCACAATCACACTCTTGAAGCTTGCTTTGATGATATCCACATTCGGATTAGCGATATAATACTCGTTCTGATTGACTGGCATTTCATCAGTCACTTCACGATAATTCTCACCATCGGTCTGTACGATTCTGCAAACAGTCACTTCTTCAACTTGCTCTTCAATCAGTACTGCCAAGTTGGTTGCAACAAAACTATTGCCAATCAAACCATCATCATTGAATTGAGTAATCACACTACGAACACTATCAGATATGCTTGACAAGGTCGCATTAGGATAATCTTCACTATCCCACATCACAGCAATAGAGTATGAGTACTCCACACCATCAATCTCTTCATCAACCAAGAAAGTCTTGCTACTCGCAGGGAGTATGCTCAAATTCAACCCAACGATATCATTTTCTTCAAGGTTGAAGAATTGCTTCAATCGGCACTCTGCTTTTGTCATCATCCTAACAGTATCATTCTCATACTCACGAAGATCTGCTTGACAATTGCAATCAGTCAATTCACTACCAAGACTTGTAGGTTTGAAATACAGTATCATATCTGTAGTACTTAAATCTGATTTCACACTATACAAGTCGCTGACTGCTTCGGCTACACTCTCATCTTCAAGCGGAGCAGTCATAAACCACCGCCTGCTATTGACAGGATAATTGAAAGGAGCAAGAATTAATCTTTGTCGGTAGGGATCATCTTCTTCAATGTCTGTCGCACCAGTCATACCTGCTTCGTTTGTGACAGTTACGATATTCGGTACACTATCAGAGAGTATGTGTACGATAGTGCCTGCAAGAACATTATTATACTCCCCATCTTCTTCGCTTATGACTTCGGCAGTTCCAGTCAAGTTTGTGCTGTTGAGTATGACTTCTGTTTCTGTTGTGAATCCAATTGCATCATCTGTAGCGACTACAGTTCCAACTGGGATTGTGATTGTGTTTTCACTCGCATACCCTGTTGGCAGGCTGAATGTGACTACGCCTTCGGATGCACTTGCATTACCCCTATGCACGCCTACTCTGTCTCCCCAACTGTCAAGGAATTCGCCTTCAGCAAGACTAATCAGTAACTGTCTTGCATTAGCATCATTCATTTCAATATGCTCAAGCATCAAATTTGCCATCGTATCAGTTATATGATAAGCTTCTGAACCTATGCTGAAGTCAGTTATCTGTGTGTACCCTTCTTTGTTCGCATCCAAGTACATTTCTTGTATCTCATCCCTTATGTCCGATTTTGTGATAGTGTCATCATCAAGGGTTGTGTATTCTATGTCTTCTTCAACCATTTTCGTTATTCTCCAGTTATGTCGAGTTCCATTTCTTCTTCAGTACCATTCACGAGCAGTATGTGTATGAGTACTTTGAATCCATTTTCTGTCAGTTGTGGTTCAATATTTTCAATACTTGCGACTCTCTCTTGTTTTAATAAGGCTTCTTTCACATATACTGCAAGGGCTTGCATTGTTGCATTGTTTTTGTCTTCTCCAAGTACATCAAAGCATTCACTACCATAGTCCGAATCGATACTAGGATATGTTCCCACTCGAGTCAAGAGTTGATTTCGTATGGATTGTCTTGCATTAGCTAATTCGCTTACGAGTCCGATGTCCCCTGTGGAAGATATGAAGCCTTCTGAAGAGTAGTCGCAACCATATATTTCTTCATCCGCCAACTAGCTCACCTTCTCGATTTTCTTCATCTCAATGCTTTTCTTCGCATTGCTACTACAATCATATGTTTTTGTACTGCTATAATTCCACATATGACCATTTGTCTTTCCATTTAATGTGTATGTTCCTTTTCTTATCCCTGCAGGTTTCCCAGTCGCTCCTTTTGTGAGCATTGCGAAAAGCCAGCTGAAGTCACAACAGTTAGCAGTTTTACTGTCCCAGCATTTCTTCGCAGACTGCTCGCCAAACTTATTGTACTTCTCGGACTTGACAATGTGGTCTGTGTACTTCTTATACTTCCAACCACCAGTTCCGCCTGCAGACTTAATCCGCAACCACTTGTAACATTTCTTGATAGTTCCAAGTTCTTGACCTTTGTGCAAGATTTTCTTCGCAATCTTACTATCCGCCTTCAAACCAATCTTCAAATTCACATTACTACACTTTGCATTAAGTGGATTTGATTTGCTGTTCCCAAGGATTGTCCCATCCTTACTCCTTGCAACATCTTGCCCATCATAAGTTTGAGAGTAATGGTTTTTGCCTTCGATGAGATCAAGTGTGAGTGTTTGATTGTCGATGTCTTCTTTCATCTTGTCAATGTAGAGTGCTTTGCCTTTTGTCTTTGGGAATTTGTCTAGACTGACTTCGCAAAGGTCTCCAGTCTTCAAATTGCCAATGTTACTGATTTCCAAGGTTGCTTTGAAGTCGGTTTTTGTGTTGAGTGATTGTTTTGCCTTGGTTTTTGCTTCTGCTCGTGTCATACTGCATTTTTGTGACTTTGTCTTACTGCTTGCGACTTTTGTTCTTTTGTTTGGTGTAACTGTCGCAGGAGTCAACTTCCCCCAAGGTTTACCGCTGTGAGTGTCAAGTCCGCTCACACAACAGTAATCCGCATCACAACCGCCCCCATAATTGGGTGGATGACCATTGCCACAGGTCAATTCGGCTTCAGGAGCTTTTTTAGGGTTGAATGTGAGTGTTCCGCTCTTTTTACACAAAGGGCAGTAGTTTTTCCAAGTCTTTTCTTGGATCTTGTAAGCATATCCGCTTTTTTTTGGATATGCTCTTGTGGTAATTGTTTTCTTGTCATCAGAGTAAGTTGCTCTTTGACCTTTCAATACTTCTGCCAATATCATCACCATCCTAACAGTTGAATTTGTGTGGGTCAGAGTGGTATGCCCAATGACCCCCATTTCCCCAGTGACCGCCCCATCCTCGGCGAGTCACAGTATCAGTATCAAACCATTTGCCATTAATCTTGGTTTGGGGGAAGAAATGACCATTTATATGGTTGCATCGGACTTCCAAGCCACTAGCATACGCCAAGCACATATACAAGTGTGTTTGGTCTGCACAATTCCCTGCACGAGCCTTCAAAGTACCCAATGCATTCTTGCGAGTACAAGCATAGTATGAATATTTGATGTTGCTTCGCATCCAATTCCATATTGCTTTTGCTTTTGCCTTATCCGATTTTTTCCCACTTGTGATGGATTGAGCTTGTTTCACAATCTTGGACTCAATATTCCATTTCTTGATGTTTGCTTCAGCATTCGCATCAGTAGTAGTAGTTGTTGCAGTCTTGCCTGCAGAAGATGATGTTGATGTGGAAGTTGTGCAATCTTCCACTTCACTTATCACGCCCCACTTCGCAATCAAGGACTGATTTGCACTACTGCTAGCAACAATTTTCCCATTGTAGGTGACAGAGTATTGGGTTATGAAATCACTACTGTCATACTCTTCGGAATAATCAAGGACATTCGTGAAAACATACCCTTCTTGATTATTTAAGGAGTAGCCGAATCGCATTGTCCCATTCTCATCAATATGGCAACCAATATCATTGCCAAACTTGTGTTCAAGATAGCACAACTGATTCGCAATATCCCATATGCTAGTGTTCACCCACTTCAACTTTCCGTGTATAATACTAGTCTCTGTGATTCCTGCAGTCGATAGTTGGTTCGCATCTTTCTTCAAGATCTTCTTCATAATCTTTGAAGCAGTCATATTCTTGCAACTGAAAGTAATCTTTGAATGATACAATCTCAAATAACTGATGACTTCGTATTCATAATCATCCTTTGCGGTTGCTTTGACCTTGGTTACTTGTCCGCCGAAGTTTCTTCTAGTATCTGTTGCTTCGTATCGTATCCTATCCGCTTCAGCCAACTTTATTGGTGATTTGAAACTCATAGTTGAAGCTTCTGTCCGATTCCAGTCGATGCTTGCATCGTAGAAGGGGATGCTTGTGAATGTTGCTTCTCCACGAGCAGTTGAGTGGCTGTAATATAGTGTGCCTATTGCCAAATCATCACCTTCTAGTTGATTTTGTACTTCTTTTTGAAGTATTCCTTTGTTTTCTTGTCCCACACGCCCTTGTTGGCTTTTGTGACTTTGATTTTGTACTTTGTTTGCACTTGCTTGACTGCTTTCTCTGTGTGCTTTAAGTACTTACCATCCACTTTATATCCTTTGTAATATCCGAGACTTTGCAAGAATTTCTGCAAGGTTTTCACACATTTCGCACCACCTTTCTTTGTGGACAGGACACCACATTTCTTCAATAAGTATTTGCTTGTGCTGTTCACTTTTGAATTCGCTTTTGTGGTTTTTTTCTTCTTCGTAGACTTCTTCTTGCCGAATGTTCTGAAAGTCTTCTTGGTTTGATTGAAGGTGACTTCTTCAGTCAACTCCCAGCTGATTCGGAAATTGTGATTCGTATCTTCTTCAACTTCAAACTTTGTAACCTTGTATTTCCCATCAAGTTTTGCATCTGATTCTGAAGTCAAAGTTCCTGCGGATGATCTATACTGCTCTGCGAGATTTTTGTAATCTGTGAATTTGTTCGGATTGTTTTGTGTGCTTTCTTCATATGTGGGGCATAGGTTCTCGAATGTAAGCACTTTCCCAGTTTCACTTGTGAATGATGATGAAGAGCCGACTTTTCCGACATAGGTTGATTTGTAGTAGTCTCTATCTGTTTGGATGTTGATTTTATCGATTATGTTTCTTATTTCCACATTACCGAGTTTTAATTGAGCCATCACTTATACTCCCCTTATGAGTCTTTGTTTTCGTAATTCATCGTTCACGCTATTGATTATATACTTGCTTGCTTCTTCTTCGATTATGCCATTGATGTTGAAATTGTTGACTTGTGATGTGGTGTTCTGATTGACACTCTGTGACAAACTACCATTCAATGCATTGTCATCCCATCCTTCATAACCAAGGCTTGAGTCATCCCAACCTTCATAGCCACTCATCCCTACTTTATTGAGCAAGTCCCAAGCTTCCTTCACTTTGTCGATGATTGGCTTGATAGTGTTGTATGCATCTGTGAAAGGCTTGGTAATCCTACTGGTAACTCCGCTGATCGCAGAACCAATTCGCTGTGGGAGACTGGTGACCTTACTCACAATACCACTCACCATATTGGTTACCCCTTGTATGGCTTGCAATTTCCACAAGTTCACTTGTGTAATGATTGTGAGTTTTGCACGAGTAAACCCTTGAAAAATAAAAGTCCATAAAGCTTGTGCGAAAGATGATAATATGCCAATGATAAACTGTGTGACTGTTTGGATTATGTTCTGAATTTGCATCCAAGTTAGGAACATTGCCTTTTCGAGACTTACATCCCCTTCGATGAGTGTTGTGAAAATGTTGATTATGTTCTGTATATGCATCAACACATCTTGAATTACTGGGATTATCGCTGTAATGACCGCTCCAACAAGGGACATCACAGAATCAAAGACCCCTTTAAAAGTTGCGATTAATGAGTCAATACCTTGTTTGACTTGTTCATTATTGTTGTATAAGTACCACAGTACTGCAATTAATCCCACAATAGCGAGAGTCACTAATACGATTGGGGAAAGCAACAAGTTTTCTGCTACTGCGAGAGCAGATGTCGGAGCAACAGCACTTGTCTTCGCAACAGCACTTCCTTCTTCAGCAACCGCTTCAGCCCCAGTCGCTATCGCCAAGGCACTACGAACCCCCTCACTAACTGATTCCGCAGTCCGCAAAGCATCAGTCATTTTCTTCGCAGTACTCAATGCTCCTTTCAGAGTATCAAATCCTTTCTTCATACTCTTCAAACCACCAACCACACTCGAACCAACTTTACCTAATGCTCCAAGTGTTCCGACAACAGTAGTGACTGCCACGATGCCCCCACCGAAGATTCCAAAAACACTCATTAAAGGCTGTGGCAACCCTTTAACCATATCCTTCAAAGCATTCAAACCATCAGTTGCCATCTTGATGGCAGGGATAACCACAGGAAGAATAGACTGACCAATCGTGGACATCAAACCGCCAATACTGATTTCTGCTTGTTCTTTCAAACCAGCATAACTGTTCTTGTACATCTCATTCGCTTCAGTACCATCACCCATAGCCTTATTCAAAGCATCTAATCGTTCTTCAGTAGACAAGGATTTGAAAGTCGCTTCCGCTTGATCTTCAGTCACACCGAGAGCATCTGCGAGTGCAGTACTGGAGATACCAAGTCTTGAGAGCATTTTCGCACCTGCATTACCACTCATCACCATCCTTTGAACTGAAGATTCCATTTGCTCTACTGATGATCCAGTCTGATATGCTCTCCCAGTCATATTTTTGAAAGATGTTGAGAGCAAGTCAACATTGGTGATTCCAGCAATACCCATCTGATTGAAGTAGTCACGAACTTGTGTTCCGCTTCTTCCAGTCTCGGAGCTTAATTCTGCAGATTTGGATTTCAGAGTATCCATTGACACTCCAGTATTTGCGAATGTGAGTGATAATTGATTCCAGCTTGTGTTGATGTTGTCGGCTTTGGTTATCATCATATCCAAGCCCATTGCTCCTGCAATGCCAGTTAGGGCTGTTCCGATTCCTGCACTTGAGTCTGCAGTTTCTTTCATCGATTCGTTGGTTTCTTCGGTTTTCTCTTTCAACCCATCCATTTCATCAGATGCACCACCTAAATTGTCCTTGGTTGTAGATGCACTCTCCCCCATATCTTCCAATCCGCTACTATCTATGTTGCTTACAGATGCTCCAACTTCTTCTGCAACATCTCGCATCTCTGAAAGGATGTCCCTTGCTTCTTCAATTCCGCTGGTGTCTGTGTTGAAATTGATATCTAATTCATATGAAACCATTTTTCTTTTCTCCAAAATTCCTTCTCAATCAGTATATTACTACTGGTTTTTGTTTGCTTCTCCATCTTCGTATTTCGTTATCGATTATAGTCCACGCAAGAATCTGCAATGGTGAAGCATTAGCATAATCTTTCATCGTGATATGTATGAATTTCAAATCAACGAGTCTTGTGATATGCCCCAGTTCCCCTTTTTCATAATTGAGAAGTTTCCTTAAAAATTTTGTAATCGTTTCAGTTGTTCTGCAGATTGTGTTATTCCACTCATCTCAAGTATCTTCATTGCGAGTATGCTAACTAATCCCCCATCAAACAATTCTTCGATTTGAGATTTCTTGAAGGGTTTGTTGTCAAACTTGTTTAATAGCCCTTCACATACTACGAGTGTGTTGAATTCTGCAGTCTCCATCTTTTTCCTATCATTAGTAATTTTTACAAACTTCGCTTGTGAAATTGGTCTTAATCTACAATGGATGTTGCAATCCTTGTATTCTATGGTAACATCCTCATAATATTCGTTGTTGGTTATTTTTTCTTCAATGTTACTGACCATATCCTCAATTGCGATGTCCTTCCTTTCATTATTTGCCATAGTATCCCTTTCCTTGTAATAATCGTAAATCTATAAAAAAAATGGAGAACCAAAAAAAAATAATCTGATTCTCCTAGTTTGTTAATTAAAAAAAAATTTAGATGGTCTCGTTCTGTACAGTAAGAGTGTTAACACCGAATTCCAAGCTCATAGTTGAAGCATCACTTGGACTGAATTCTTGACTATCAGAGTTCACGATAGCATTAGTTCCGATAACAGTCTTTCTGTAAGGGTCTCCATTTCCAGTATAGGAAGTTCCCACGATAGTTACCACTTTGATGTTGTTGTTCTCCAGCATCTCTTCTAAACGAATTGCATCTTCAACATCGGTTGGTAAGACCAATCCTTCAAAGCTGATTGTTCCCCCAGTATTCTTTGCGATTGTGTTGACATCTCCATCAAAAGTGTTAGTAGTACTGGAATCTCTGTTTTTGTCATAAGATACTTTTGTACCATATTTCAAGAGTAATCCATCAATATTTACTTGTACATCGAATAATTCTGCACTCATAATTATTCCTCCTCAAATGGGGTGATTTCAAGGCTTATATTCAACTTGACAGTTCGGACAACATCAGCAATCTCCAATGCCAATTCACATTGGATACATTTTGATGAACATTGCAGGATATTGTACTCCATATCGGTCAAGTAATTGTTCTGTATCGCAAGTTTCTTCTCATACTCGAACAATCCTTTCACATAACCAAGGGTGATGTCAGTATTGTCTTCACCGAGAACATCACGAAGAGCCAGTCTCTTAACGATATAGTTCTTGACTCTCTCAATCTTCATATCACGAAGACTGCCATCAGCATTCTTTGTCGGAGTCAAGTTTGTAATACACTCAATAGTGTTAGTTCTTCTATTCCTGTATTTGGTTGTGTGGAAACCATTATCCACAAGCTTCTCCCAATCCAATTTAGTAGTTGCTTCAATAATAGGGTATAATGATTTTGTGTCTTGACCAATTAGGTCTTCATAAACCTTCGCAGTCTCGGATCTGTTCACAGTTCTTCCAGCGGTGAAGCTACTGTGCCAACAACCACTCTGTGCGATTGATAATGCATCAGTCTCTCCCTTAAGGATGACTGGGGTGGTTACTGCTTTGTATATTCCTTTGTCTTGGAACAGGGTCTTGAATGCAGTTGCCATAGCCACACCAGTTTCATCAGATTGTGCAGGCAAGGTCACCCCAGTAATGATTCCGAAAGGTTTCTGATTCGCATACATCTCCTTTGCAAAAGTGTGCAAGGTAGTCCACATAGTGTTCAGAGTACCTTCTGTGCCTAATGCGATTGCATCTGCAATGGTCAGTATGTCGAAATCTTCTTCAGCAAGCAGATTAAGTGCTGTTGCAAGGGTATTATTACTTAATGTCGCATTCTCCACGATAGCAGACAAATTCACAATCAGTACCTGTTCTGCACCCTTGGATTGTTTGCCTTGTGCAAAAATATAAGGTAAGCAACCATAAGCAACATTGGATTCTAATTGTGAAGCAGTTGCACTTCCTTTCAATTTTGACTGTGCAGAATCAAGGGTAGTGTACACATCAACCGCAGTAGAACTATCAGTCGCTGGGAACACACCAATTAATGCGATTTTCCCTGCGTTTCCGTAGGGTCTTTCTGCGATTTTCTCAACATCCTGCACAATCACAGTAGGTTCGTTAATAGTCATCGTAATTATTCTCCATATTCTTGTAGTAGTTTGTCAAACTCTTTTTGAGTCTTGACTTTCTTGTCTTCAATGAAACTTTTGAAGCCTTCACGAAGGAAACGATTCACAGTAAGTAATGCGTTTTCAACATCAAAAGGAGCTTCCTTCTTTGGCTCTTCTTTCATTGACTCATCCTTCATCTTCTTCTTTGCCATTCACATCAACTCTGAAATCAGCAATACAAGAAATATCTTCTTCGAGATCATAACTCATATCTTCAGATTCTTTCATCTGAATCATCAAAGTCACACCCTTCAAAGTATATGTGCTTCCATATTGGAAGGTTGTTTGAGCGAATTTGATGCTTCTTTGTCTGCATCTTCTATTCTTTTTCAAGACTAGTTTGATATGTTTCAAGACTGTTCGCAGGAATCTGCTTGCAGACAGGTAATCTGTTTGCTTTGTCTTCACGAAGATGTTCACATTCGCATCATACTCGGTCATAGTGAAAGTATCCAACTGTGGATTGAGTGTGACATTCGCTATATAGATTGTTGAGTCTTCTTCAGCAGGGACTGATTTGTCGATGAATTTCAAATTACAAGCACGAATGATAGGGTCATCAGTTTCTCGAAGAATGTTGTATACTAGGATATCACTTGTCAAGTCTGTATCTTCCATCATTTTCACATCCATATCTTGTCCAGTTCGCCCTCGAAGGCATACTCAACATCCTCATCCAAGGCATTGATTGAATCATCAATATAAGGGTCTCCACTATAATATGCACTTCCAGTCTCGAATATGACTGGGTAAGGGAAATCGTTAAAGGGGTTTGTTGCAGTATTAGTTATGATGCGAGAATTATCAGCATCATCTAATACATCGAAACTGTTGAACATCATCCCAGTTTGGTAGTGATGCCTTGTCAGTTCCTGCTGATAATCTGCTAATTGTTTGCCTAATGCTTCTGCAACTGTTCCTTCACATTGTTTTGTGTCTTCAATCTTCTTCCCAATGTCAAGTATTAAATCTGTGAATAGTGATAGGTTTTCATCGCTTTCCATCATACCCAATGCTTCTTCAAGCTCATCAGTATTGATATTCACTCGGACTATTGTGCTGATGTCTTCCGCAAAATTACTCATACAATCCACCAGTCACTAGTGTTCTCTTCTGAAGCTTTCTGCACCTTATGGATATTAATCAATTTTTGATTAATGAATTGGTGTAAGATATCCATACTTTGCTTGTATAATACTCCACCATAACTGGTGCTTGGTGTTGCTTCCATATCAGAATCATTGACCATTATATTGTATTTATTCCACAGGTCACTTGCGGTGAGTTTCACAACTCCACGCAGGTAGAGTCTCCCTTCCACTTCGGTCAAATCATCAATATTCAAGCGGTTAGTGTAGAGTAATGCTTTGTCAAGAGCAACTTCGTAGAAGTGTTGCAATTCTGAAGCGGTTACTGTTTTGTTTGCAGATTCATTCGCTTCTGCCACAGTCACGAAAGGATTGATGCTTTCATTTGTGATTGTCTCTGCATTATCACTTATTCTCCATCCATCCAGTTCGGCGAGTATTTGTTCTTGTATTGTAGTATTATATGTAGCATCCATCGTTTTTCATCTCCGAAAAAAGTGTTTGGAGAATCATCAATGGATTCTCACAAAATTAAGATATGTATTCTAGTCCTTTGGCACAACTGAAGCGGTTAGGGTGACACTCACATCTTCATCACCATCAACTACAACAGTACTGGTGTAGTCTTCAAAACCATCCGCAGTCACTTCAAGAGTGTAACTGCCTGCGGTGATGTTATAGATGTTTGCTCCGCCTAGCTTCCCAGTTGTGCGGTTGATTTCTCCGAATTTGACTTTTGCACCTTCAACAGCATCAGTTCCATCAGTTACAGTTATGTGTATATTGAAGGTTGTGTCATCAGAGTCTTCAGTCGCATAATCATCAGTTTCAGATTGATTAGTCTCCGCCATCAGTGGGGTCTTCGTACACCACCTCGGAGTACAAAGCATCTTCAGAGAAAATAATACCAACATCGAAAGCCATATCAACACTAGTCAAGTAAGCTTTATGTTCAACAGAGTACTCCCCTTCACTAGTTACATCGAGTAAAGGAGCATAAGCAATACTGTCGGGGTTTGCGATGAGAACAACATCACCATAGGAGTTGACTGGGTTGTCAAGGGCGTCTAACTGTTTGACAGTTCTTCCACGAAGTACCAAGTTTCCAGCATCATCGAAGAAGTAGGCATCTCCCCTTTCGGTTTGTCTCTTACTTGCTTCAGCGATAAGTAATGCTTCCATCTTTGAAGATACATAGATGTTAGCGAGTTTCCTTTTTCCACCTTGAGTAGTGAATTGCTGGAGCATAGCATCGATTTGGTCAATCAATGACACATTATCCCCATACGCAGTTATGTCGGTGAATTTACCCATCGGCAGTTTTGGGTTAGTTGCTTTGTGATCATCATAGTAATCTGCAACACTATCAAGTTGTGCAAGGATACCATTCAATGCTTCGTAACCTGCACTAGTCTGACTGGCTGATGGGACTTTTCCGAAGATAGCGATTTGGTCAGCTGAAAAAGCACAAGAAGGAATCATCAAAGACTCATACTTCCTAATGAATGCTTCTTTCTCAATATTGGAGAGTAAGAAGGATTTTGGAATCCAAGTATATGCGGTGAAGAAATGAGCATCGAGTACAGTCTTCATTAATGCAGGAACAGTCTCTGCGACTTCAGACACATTAGTGATTTGAGTACCTGCACTTGCTCCGCTTACTTTCATCATATTCTGCAAGTCAACTCTTGCACGAAGACTTTGAATGTCTGCTTGTTTTCCATCCATTTCCACGAATCTTAAGTCGGAAAGGAATTCTGCTTCTTCATCAATACGAGTGATGAATTCTTCACTAGGTGCTTCCAATACACCTTCAGTTACATTGTTGTTAGCATCAGTCAATGCTTTAGCCCATTTGACAATAAATGGGGAGTTTGCTTCAATATGGGTTTTGCTTATCATATGTATTACCTCAAATTATTTTCTTATTTTGCAACCTGTCACAGGGTCTCTGCCACGAATCTCATAGAAATTCTTGGTTCTGATTTTCGCATCAGTCTTAATGACTTTTCTTGATTTGGTGATTTTCGGAGATTCTTCTGCTTCTGCTTCAACTTCTTCAACTTGGGTTTCAGAAGTTTCTTCATCTGCAGACTCTTCTTCGGTTTCTAATAATTTTGCTATTTGTTCTTCAAGTTTCGCTACTCTTTCTTCAAGAGTCACATCAGCTTCTTCTTCTTTTTCTACTGTGGTTTCATCTTCGGATGATTCTTCATCAACTTCTTCTTCTTCTTTGGACTCTTCTTTCTTAATCTTTGGAGTCTCTTCTTCGGAAGTTTTGGTCTCATCTTCTACTGTTTCCACAACATCATCATCTTCTTCTTCCTTTGGTTCTTCATCGCTTTTCTCAACTTCGGCTTCAGAAGGTTCTTCATCTTCCACCTTGCTGATTAAAGCTTTCAAACCATCAATGAATTCTTTCATATCCATAACAGGGTTCTCCTTTTTAGATTTTCGTATATATGTATCATAATCATATATGTGCAAGCCAATCCTATTCGCAGGATTATGAACAAAACTGATGAAGCGTGGGATTACACAATCCATCTTCGGAAGATCCTTGTATCGGACTTCTCCTGTTAAGTTTGTACTGCATTCGGATTTGACACGATTGGAGAGACTGACTCCGCCGAATTCTCCTTGAAGTATTCTTTCTTGGATATTCGGATTGTCGACTCTTATTACTATCATCCAACTACCACTAGGGATGGTCATTAGTCCGAGTGTTTCATCAGTTTGGCTGATGTAATTCTCAAGCAGACTAACTTCCTGCAAGGGCAAGTCATTGTGATGTACTTCAAAGGAATCTTGGTTATTGAAACTTGTGAAGATTTCTTTGATTTCTTGAGTATTGAGTATGTCTCCATCGGTGTCGGCTATGCCATTTGCGATGACACAAGCTTTCACATACAATGCATTCTTTTTGCATATTAGGGTCATTTCATTCTGTCCTCCCTCCTTCATCAGTTTTGCTAAATGTAATTCTCATATAAAGTGTATGAGTATGAGTTCATTGCCATCCTTGAGCAGTACTGCTATAGGCTACTTCGGATAGGCTGTATGATTGGTTTTCAACTGTCACTTCTTCATTCTCGTAACTTGTCCAGCATTGACAGTTGCAAGTGTTACTGCAGTTGTTATGTTCGTTGTCAATATCTCCAGCGAATAATAAGTAATCTGTGTCTCCAGTCACTTCGTTCACAACTTCAAATTTACTTGCGAAGTCAACTGTCTGACCATCCATTTGTGAGTGTCTTGTGTTCTCAAGTTCACTCCAATTCCAAGTCTTTGTCTGATGTATTCTGTCGAGTCCTTCTCGATAGGCTTGTTGATTCTCCATCCGCTTTGTCTCATAATCAAGGCGATTGCTTTTGTATCTTTCAAGGTCACGAGATAATCTTTCAAGTTCTCGTTGAGTGTATTCTCTGCCACGAAGGTTGTGACCCCTTTCAAGTGTACGATTCAATATTTCTTGTCTGCTCGTAGTAGGGGGCAACTTCTCAATCAAAGTCTTGTACTGTGAAATGTTGACACTTGCATCATTCATCACATTCTCAACCGCTTTCAAATTACTCTCGATTCTCTGAATCTCTTTCGCAGTAATCTTATCCGCAACATCCCTTGCAGTATTGTTCGCAACGAGTCTGCTCCAGTCCGCCTTGGTAACCATACTGTTATTCAATAATCTTTGGAAGTCTTGAGCAGTAGCAATCCGATTGAGCTTTATGATCTCACTACCATACACCGCAGGTTTGAAAGTGTCGATTGTGGTGTCAGATGTTGTATCGTACTCTAGTATTTTCTTATCGATTAATTGATTGTTGATTTGCTGGATTTTCCGATGCAGTAATCTTCGTGCATCTTTTTTGATTGTGATTCTTCGTTCGTGCAAGTAACTCTTGTAGTATTTGTTCATTCGCATCTGTGAATCAACTCCTTATTTTTTTTATTCGATTGTTCGGAGTATTTCTTCTATCTGTGCGAGTTCTTCTTCACTTGCAGAGTCAAGGGATTGGTAATAGGAATCTAGTTTTCTGTAATCCCATAGGCTTGTGTTGACTGTGAAATCGTAATCGTTCAAGTTGATGATGTCATTGTATTGGCTTAATCCAATAATAGTCTGCTTCAAAGTGAGTAAGCCATTGTTCCATTGTTCAATCAGTAATCCGACTTCGGTCTCTCGTTTGTCAGAGAAAATAGGGACACTCATTTCCACATCAACACGAATCTTGTACAAGTCATAGATGAGTTCTTTGATGAAGTCTTTGAATTTCTTCTGCTCATTCTTCAAATCAAGAGTATAAATCTCCCATATAGACTGGGTCTTATTACTGTTCATTGACTCCTTCTCTGTATTAATCATCAACCTTGTCAAAGGTATTCCATAACAGTTCAATACTGATTGTTCCGCTTTCTCTTGTATAGTATTCAAATAATCGTAATTATTATTCTCAAGTTTGATGTAATCCAATGTAACTGGTCGATTGGACTCGGTGAACAATACTGCAGTACCACCATTTGCTTCCGCCAGTTCTTCAGAGATGACTTCTTCACGAGACTGCACTTCCACACTATTCCCATTCTCATCGTATTGAACAGGAGCTTTCAATTGTGGCTCGAGATTGATATTCAGAACACCACTTGCGATATTACCTGTGGAGATGGTGCTGTAATTTTTCTTGCTGATTGCAATCTCTGTGAAGATCTTGTCAGACTCATTCACCCAAAGTGGTAAGCTGAAGAATTCGTAGAAATTGTCACCACCGAGAATGGCACAATCCTTCAACTCTTCACCTTCATAGGTTGTGAAGTCGAGTGGGTAGTTCTCGCCCATTATCTTGAAATAGTGAACTTCAGTATTCACCTTCTGTCGGAGCAGATAGTAGTCTTCCTTGCCAATCCGAACCTGCACTACTTTGCAAGTGTAGATTGGTATTTGTCGGAGCGTGAATCTTGTACTGTCATAGGCATACTCGATTGCACCCCATCCTGCATAATAATAATCAACTGCAAGGTTGTAGAGTTCTGTCTGATTCTCGAGCAAGTAGTCAGTGATTTTCTGCACTACTGTATCTGCTTCAGCATCTTCAACATCAGTATCTATTGTTAATGTGATGTCATTCAGTATGATGTCCTTGGCGAGTATTCTGCAGGATTTCGCTACATAACTGCTATTCTCGAAAACATATACCGCAGTCTCCATACTCACAGGAGTTTTCAATTCTGTACTTGTATCTGCAGTATCTTTTTTGACACTACTGAACAAGTGCATATTATTCAAATTATTGGCAACGCTTTTGTGAATCCTTGCCATTTCATTATTGATGATTTTCCCAGTAATCTTCATATTATCCGCCTATTCTCCTTCCAGTTGTGAATCGTGTTTGTTTTCCGATGATTTCTTCGTGAAGGTAATTCCGAACAAGACTTGCACTATCTACAAGGTTCGGTGATTTGTCATTCTTGATAGGGTTGAGTCCGACACTTTCATCTATGAATTCATCCATATCAGTTGATTCTTTGTTGAGTTTTGTATTCCCCATTTTGATGCTATGTAGTAGGGGTCTTGCTCTCTGAAATTTTGAGCCACTTGGATGTTTGAGCATTACAGGTATCCCAAACTCTTGCAATAATTCTTGGAAGTATCGTTGAGCGTAGACTGGACTTCCGCCCCCTTCCTGCTCGATAATAACTGCTGATGTTGTGGGGTACTCATTCGGCTTGTTATATTTCATCACGAACCGAAGCAGTAAGTCTTCCACATAGCTGGATTGTGTCTGTGCGAAGTCACGAATATACTCCCATCCATTTGCTAGTAGTTCGTAGCAACAGATTGCGAATTTGTCTTTGCCTTTCCCTGCAAGGTCAATTCCAATCAGTTGGAGTTGTAATGGTGTTTGCAGGTTTGTGACTAGTTGTGCTTCCATCTCATCCCTGTTAATCAAATCTCCAACTTGGACTTTGTAATGCCAATTCCCCTTCATCTGATATTGTCTGTCAATGTAGTCAAGTTCCATCAAAGCTTCTTCATAAGTCCTAGTATCAATATAGGGATTGTCTTTGTAACCCATCTCAACATATGGTAATTCACCATCCACATACTTGTCTCGCAAGTATTCAGTAGTTGATGTTGCTGAAGGGTTGCTAGCATTCACCACTCGAAGGGGGATTGGATCATCTGTGGATTTTCGGACACTACGATTCAAGAATCTTAACACACTTTCATCAAGTTCGGATGCTTCATCGTTTAGGATAGTGTGGTAAGATTCTCCTTTGACATCTTGTTTGTGTCTTTCATCTGCGAATGCTTTGAAATGTATTTCTGCACCACAGGGGGATGTGATTTTGATTGGGCTTGATTCTCTGACATTGAGTCCTTCGACTCTTTTGATTATGTCGAATACGCTTCCGCTTCCAATTAGTTCTCTGTAGCCTTTTCGTGTTACTAGGCAACGATAATTTGGGTAATTCATAAATTGTAGTGCTAGTGCGGAGAGTAGCATTGTTTTTCCACCACCCCCTGCCCCACCAGTTAGGAGTCTGTTTACTCCATCAAAGTTTTGGCAGGACAACATTGCAATATCTTCCTGCAGGGGGTACAATTCAAAATGGATGTAGGGATTATTATATATTGTATGAGCGTAGAGTAGGTAGTCTGCATCGGTGAATCTGAAATCAGTTCTCTTCATCTGCAACTTCTTTTCTCTCCTTTTTCATATCAGCGACTTTTAGTAGTAATTCGTTGTCGGATTTGGTTTCTTGTTTGATATCGGCTGTGATTTTCTGCTGTACATTCTCTGTCGCTTCACCTAATTCTAGCAGGTCTAACTCATTCAAGGTCTTCACCGCTTGAACACTTTGATTCAGATTATAACCACTTAATCTCCCAGTATTGATTCCTTCTTCAATATTCCTTAAAGCATTCATCACAATACTGTGTCGAAGTCGGACTTCTTCTTCCTTATCCTTCAACCGAGTGTGCCTTAAATAAGCAGTAGTCTCTTCTTCACAATGTTTCTGATAGGCTTCCTTCCTTTTATTCCACTTATTCTCTGAAGAGTAGTTTCTGAATGTCTTATATGTAGGTATCTTGTTTGTTCTTCGTAGTTTTGTGTCAAGTTGGAGTCCGCCTTCTGTCAGAGCTTGTCTGAATTTTTTGATGTTTGAGTAGGGGTAGTGTAGGTATTCCAAGAACCAGCAGTATTGGTGGGGGGTTTCTCCTTCTTGTTGTTCCCAGTAGGGTTCGTGTAGTTTGGTTATTGGCATACTTTGATCACTAGATTATTTTGATTATGTTTGTTATGATGAAGGCTATTACTGTTGCTGTTATACTGCTGATGAGTCCGATTTGTATTGTGTATCGTGATTCTCGTTCTTCTTCATCTTGTTTTCGTAATGCTCGTTCTGTTTCTTGTGCTATTCGGATATTGGTGAGTATGTTTGTATTGTTTTCGGTTATTTCGGTTAAGTGTTGTATTTGTGATTGTAGTGTTTTGTTTTGTTCTTCGAGTTTTACGATTCGTTGTATTTGAGTATTGTATTCTGTGACCCAGTCATAATTCGTTAGTGGGGGTTGTGGTTTTGTGGTTTTGGTGGGGGTCATATTATATCAACACATTATTAATGATTATTATGATTCTTTTTTTTGTGGGGGACTATGGGGAATAAGTAGGGGGGATTGTGTGTGTGGGGGTTTATTTTGTGATAGTAAACTTATAGGTGAAACAATGAAATTAGTAACTATGGCATTCAAGACATTAAATGATTCTTTTGTACTAGAAGGAAAAAAATGTGTCATCTCCCACAGTTGTTTTCCGCCTTGCTTATTCAGTAGTCCCATTATGGTTTTTGCATATTTTCCTAATGTTTTTCAGAGGATTTTATATTTACTCTATAGGGTTTAGTTCAGATGTTCACAAAAGGGGGTTATTTTTCCTTTTGTGGATGTTTTAGGGGTGGAATCGAACCACCACATTGTTTTGAACCATCACTAAAACCTTTTTTTTGATGATATTATGTTGTATTTGTATTTTTTCAAAAAAATTTGGAGCGAATATATATAGTAAAAAGCTACAATAGTATAGGAATCCTTTTCAATAAAAGTCAAGCATTGCCAAGAAAGATTTTGATATCACATCTGAATTAGTTGATAAGAAATTTGGAATCAAAATCCTAGATACTGATAAGTTTATACTTTTGATTTTATTGAATCCAAGAGAAGGATTTATAATTATTGTAGCTTACTTTTAATACATAACCTAGTGATTATATGAAATAAAAAAAAAGAAGGGGTAAATGTAATAATGGGGTGATGTGGTGGTGTTCTAGAAAAGGAATGTGTGTTGTTGGTAGTAATTGCAGAGTCTTGTGATGATTGTGCTGTAAATGTTCTCGGTTAGATCGTGTTCATTGCAGACTCTGTAGTTTTGTACTCGCAGGCTTGTGTTTCGTAGTTTCTTTGTGTAGAAGCATATTGCGGTTATGATGGTTTCGCATTTTGCGTTTCTGTGGAGTTCTTTGAGTTCGACATTCTTTATTATGTTATAGATTATTTCTTTGTCTGTTCCTGTGATTCTCATTTCTTGCATTATTGTGTCTGCGGTGCGTAGTTTTTGTTTGGTTCTCCATTCTTGCATATACTTGTTGTTGTTGGGTTCGCCTGCTTGTTTGGTTTCGTATTTTTGTAACAAGTATTGTATGTCTCTTTTTGTCATATTTTTTATCAACTATTCTTTTTTTTTCTTGTTTTGCAATTTTGCAATGGGGTGTGTGGATAGTGTGTGTTTTTCTTTGATTATGTCGCTTTCAGCTAGTCCACTAGCCCTTGCAAAACTCTTCTATGGTCTTCTTTTTTAATATTACCTTTTATTTGGTCTTTTTTTATATATTTAGAGACTTTTTAGGTCTTTAATTTTTTCTCATTTAGTAGTTTTTTTCTCCTGTTCATTAACCATTCTAGGTGTTGTTCGAGTTCGGTTGTGTCAAGGCAATGTTCTTGTCCAATCTGAATCATTTTCTGTATTCTTGCTTCTTGTTGTGTGATTGCTTGAAGTTCAAGTTCTAGGTAATTCTTACTCATACTACTCACTCCCTATTGTTAGTCGTTGAAGACTACTTTGTTCAGCCATTTTCGGCTTGGTGTATGTAGTGTCTGCTCGTGCAGTTGTTCGAGTGCATCAAGGTTTGCTAATTTCTCACCGAGTTTGTTTGAGATGATTATCATATCCTTGTAGTTGATATTGTCATATTCTTCACGAAGTCCTTTGTTGAGTTGTTGCAGGTATAATCCGACATCTTGATGGATTCTTGTTCTTAATCGTTTGTAGTTGGCTTCGTTTCTTTTCACATACTCTGAATCATCAATCATCATCTTATTCACTCTCCTTGATCACGAAACTTGCTGACATATTCTTCGTAGTCTTCTTTTTTTAGGAAGTGGAAGAAGATTTTGATGTCATTGTCGGTCAGTCCTGCTCGTATGAGCTTTTGGTAATTCTTTTTTGTGAGTAATGTTTTTCGTAGTTTGTCGATTCGTAGCACTCTTTTTTTGTTGACTGGGGATTGCAGGTCTCTCCAAGTCTTGCCCTTGCTTCTTAAGTAGTGGTGGATGTGGTCGACTTTTGTATTGTTCTCTTTTGCAATTGTCATCAACTGTTTCCCTTGTAGTTTTTCTTGTTCGATGTAACTGACTCCACCTTTCCGATTGAGTGTGTTGACTGTTTGGTTGTAGTCATTTCGTTTCTGTATTGTGTATTCTTTTTTCTTTTTCTCGAATTCTTCTCGTAGACTAGTCATTATATCTGACTCCAATTAGTACCTTGGTTTGTGCAGTATCTGTAGATGCTTTGCGGACTTTTGAGATGGTACTTGTTTGCGATTGCTCGTGCTGAATACCCTTCTTTTTTGAGTTTGCATATCTTCTCGATTGTGACTCCTTCAAGTCTGCTGGGTCTTGTCCGCCTGCGTGGTAATTTTCTCCAATTGATATCGTGTTTTTGTAGGTATTTGTGGAGTGTTTGTTCTGTTGTGTGTAGTTCTTTTGCGAGTTCTCGTTTGGTTTTTTTGTTCCATCTTTGTTTTTTGATGTAATCGACTCCACCTAGGTCTTTGATTGTTTTTTCAAGATTGGTTAAGTAGCAGGGTGTTTTTTTGGGTCTTGTTGGGTGTAGTGTTTGTTTGATTGGAGTTTGTTCTTGTCTGATTTGTTCTTTTGCTTCTTGTTGTATCCTTGGGAGTTTGTTCTTGTCCCAATTGTTTTCTAGGAGTTTTTGTCGGACTATTTCTGCTTCGTGTTTGCTGTAGTATCTTCCATAATCATATCGTTTTCCTTGCAGTACTCTTGAGACACGATAGGTTGTTTCATACTTGCATTTTGTTACTGTTCCCCTGTTTCTTCTTTTTGGTTTTGATGGTCTTCCTTGTCTCCTGTAGTTTGTTTCTTGTGTTATCTGTTTTTGGATTGTTCTCCATTCGTAGGGGGTTAGGTTGTTTTGTTTTTTGATTTCGTTGACTGGTGTTTTTCCTGCTATGTATTCGTTTTTGATTTGTTCATATGTCATCATCGTGATCATCAGCCCCTATTAGTTCATCTATTATTTTGTTGACTTGTTCTTCAGCGTTTGGCATATAGTGTAGTTTGAGTTGTTTGTAGATTTGTAGTAGTAAGTTGTCTGCTTCTTCTCCTATTTTTTTAAAATTGTTTATTATTGCTTCTTGAGTGTTGAGTAAATCTACAAGGCATTGTAGGGTGTGTTCATCTGCATTAATGAAGTATGCATTTTCGTTGTGGTAATCGTAGATTCTATATTGGCTGATGGATGGGTCTGCTTTTGTTAATTCAAATCGTTTTTCAATCATTCCAAATCACCCTTATTTAAACAGTAAATTCCCATCTTTCAAATATTTATCATCCAATTCTTTTTCACTAACAAGAATAATTTTATGTATCATCCCAGCTTGCTTATGAAAATCAACAAGCCCCACATTTTCAATTCCTAATAATTTCCGCATTTGTAAATCATTTGTTTTTTTATAGTCCCATTCATCATCAGATAAATTAAATTCAACATTATAAAACCTTAAATCACCTACACTTGACCTTGAAACATTATCTACAAGAAAACCATTGTCTTTTAAATGGTTTTCTAACTGCTTTGAAGTTCTATGATAAATATTATCATATGGTAATCTTCTTGGTGTTGGAGTAATGAATGTTGGAGTATAATATATTAAGTCTAGTAAATGTTGGTTTTTATCATTTTTTAGTTTCTGATTTTCTTTTGTTAGTTTGTTTAGTAAGTTTGCAGTATTTTCTGCTCCCATATTCCATATGTCTTGATTTGTATATTCCTTTTCAGTCATTTCATCATCTCTTTCAATCTTTTGTCTGTTGCTTCTGAAAAAGCAATATATTTTTTATTTAATCCTTTCAATTCTTTTCTTAACCACTCATTCTCTTTTTTGAGAGTCTTGTTTTCATCGTTTAACTTGTCTAATTTGTTATAAGCAATGTTTCTTTCCTTGGTTACATAATCGATGTAGTCCTTTTGTTCGTTAAGTATTGCTACTATTTGTTCTGTGTTCAGTAATGTTTCATTATCCCAAATGTAGTCTTTACAATACCCTTTTTTTTCAGTAATTATTCTTGTGGTATAAGTAAATCTTTTTTCAGTCATTCCAAATCACCTATGCTTTTGATAATCTTTCAAATACTTTCATATCATAATCAGATAACTGTTTAACAATCTCATCATTTAATAAAAGTAACATTATATGAGTTAAATCTTTCCTTATTAATTGTAATTGTTCTTTTAACTGCTCACTTTCATCGTTTAACTCATTCAATAAGTCAACTAACTCTTGTCTTTGTTGATATTCAACAACCCAATAAGTAACTCTGCCACCATCTTCTGCTTGTTTTTGATTGTCAAATATTGTTTCATCTAACAGTTCAAATCGTTCATCACTCATTCTATCACTTCCAAATCCCATTCATTAATCATTACCATTCCAACACTACAATTTTCCCTTTGACTTGCATAATACTCCATAGCTTCTAAGGAGAATCCGTGTTCAAAGGTTTCATTTGTTTCCTCATTAAAAACAATGAATAATGGTACTTCACTCATCTTCTAACGCCATCCTTATGGTTTCAAATTGTTCATCAGTTAAGAATTTCAAACAATACTTCTTGATTATGCTTATCTGCTCTTCTCTTCGTTCGATGCTTTTTTCAAGTTGCCTAATTTTCCTATCTTGCTCATTCAACAATTCACAGACTTCTGTTGCAGATAAATGAATAAAACCATCAGAAAAACCGTCACCTAATACATATTTAAATCGTTTCTCACCCATACTTTTCACCAATTCTTGAAACTTCGTGCTAACTTATCTGCGATCTTATTATCCTTACGATTAATCTTCATCACTAACACATTTTCACAATTATGATACAACTCATAAACATTACGAATAAAATCCTTGTTAATATGATATTTCCTATATTTCATTGACCATTCAAATGACTTTCTGCTCCTATTCAATATGCTTACAACAAAATTATTATCACTAAATATTGTTATTATACTATCTGTATTTTCAACAAATTGTAATGCTTTATATACTGCATACAGTTCACAGTAACCACTATTTATCTTTTCTTGTGTAACACTCCCTCCCTTTTGGATATTTTCACCGACAATCGCCCACGAAAACTTGTTTGCTTGATGACTACAACAAGCATCAACATACAAAACTTCACTCATCATTCAACACTCCTTAAAACTTCCTCAGCAGTTTTGACAAGGTTCTCCTTCTTAAAACAATCCTTATATTTACATTGTGGAAGGTGATACTTCTGCTCTTTGTCGCACCAGAATTTCACCATTTCAACATCAAGATGTTTGCAGATGTGAGTGTTCCCAAAGAATAATGAATCTATGTATTCTTCTAATTTGTCTGTCTTTTCTATCCATCTTTCCTTCGTTTTTTCTAATTCTTCAATGTGCAGCTTTTGCTTGTTGTTTATGTCTATTAATCTTCCAAGTTCATGCTTGTTGTCATGTCTTTGTTTCAATTCCTGCCGTAGTTTCTTGTTTTCTTCGTTTAACGCATTCAATAAATCAAGTAATTCAGTTTCGCAAGGGGCATAATACTCTTCATTGGTTTTTGTATCTATAATATGGGTATCTCCCCCCATAACAAATCTTTTACTCATCATCAACCACCAAATTTTTTATCGAAAGCATATTGTAATTTTATCAACACATTCTCTACAATAGCAATTTCAGAAAAGGTCATCTTATCAAACTTGTCATTATACTCTGAAAAAGTACCCCCTATAATCTCATTGACTTCTTCTTCACTTATTTTTCTCATCAAACATCACCTTTGTTTTCACATTTTTTAAATCAATCCAGTATTTTTGCATAAGCTCTTCATAAGCATATAACACCAGTCGGAGTTTTCTATTCTCTTCCTTTAATACTTCATTTTCTTTTTCAATGTCCTTCTCACCGAATAACTGATCTTCAGTCATATTCCCATCTCATCCTTTAGCAGATTTTGTTCACTTCATCATACAATTCTTCAGCTTCTTCCTGTGACAGGTAGTCTTCATCTCGTTTCTTAATCACAAAGGTTAACTCATCATTACCCTTTCTTATTATGCTGGAGATGTCATATGTTTCTCCAAGGATATCCATTATTATGATATCGATTATGTTTCGTTGCACCATCAGTTTTCACCTTCTTCCAGTTCCTTGATTTTTTCTTCAAGGTCACATCTCCTTTTGCGTATTATTATTAGATAGTCTGATTTGTAGGTAGTTAACGCAGGGGATAATCCTTCACTATCATATATCCTGTCTTGGATATACCATTGAGTCCCCTTATTTGCTTTTTTTTCTCCTTCCCTCACA